CATTAACCTGCCCCTTCCAACGGGGGTCCGCTTTGCTACGGAGGAAGTGCCCAGTCAGGGATTCCAGGAAAATTGACCGTTCCTGTGCAGAAAGCTCAAGACGGTCAGAGATGCAGTTCGCGACGCACTCGGACACCCACGATCGAAGCTCGTTCGTGGCCGCGGAATAGTCCCCAGAAAGGAAGGACATGCCAGCGGGCAGACTGCCCCCAAGAACATCAAGGAGGATACGGTCTGTGACGGTACCACCGACAAGCTGTGTAACTCGCTGTCGGGATAGGCAACTCCAGAGGAACTTCTGAAGGGGCAACATTGCAGTGTTGATGAGAGGAGGACCCTTGGTAATGACACGTACCTTCAGGGCTTCAGCCAGGCCAACAGGCTCGGCCCGGGGAACCTCAACCTCGGCAGCATTCAGCAATCGCGCGTAAAAACGCGCAAACCGCTTGTCGAGATCATCTGTCTCGAGTACTGCGGAGGGAGTATGACCTCGGCTCTCAACTTCACCGGCTTTCTCGGGGTTACGTAACTGAACACCACCTGAGGGAAGCCGCAGACCATCAAGAAGATCAGGATGGTCGACTAGGAGGGATGCAAAAGACCCACCATCCATGCGAGAATTGTCAACATTCGCACGGGTAGAAGGCAAGTAAGGTCGAACACGATCAGCCATGCCATAGGACTTGGCAGGGATCATGCAATCGACAACCTGTCGGATCTTCGCAGAAAGCGTTTCGCGACCCACATGCAGCGGGAAGCGACCCTCTTCGTCGTCGTTCAAATCGGACACAGGCACCCGGTACGGGATGCCATCAGGCCGGGGAGTAGTCAGATCTCGAACGGTGGAAATCTCGGCCTCTCTCAACATCTGAGGGGTCGGTCGCGGAAATCCGCGTTTCGCACCGTTGATCGACTTCCCGAATGACAATCGAACTGAGTCATCCATTGGACGTCTGTACAACGCAAGCGCAAAGCGATGCGCACGTCCCGTGATCAGCAGCAACGGCTGGTCCGAGACACCTAGGGTGGTAAAAGGGGCTGGTGGCAATTCCAGACCATACCAAGCGGAAAAGAACGCAGCAAGTTTGAATTTCATGAACTTGAAGCATCCAACGAGACCTTCTCCACATCGAGAGGACTGCACATGCCAAAAGGCGACAGTTCTCTTGATGGCATTCGCTTTGTTAGCGATGTCAACTGGAGTGGTTCCGTAACGGAAACCGCAGGAGGTGTAGACAATAAGCAGCTGTCTGACACACTCACCCAAAAA